AGTCAATGATACGTTCTTTAATTATGGTAATACAACAGCCTTTGAAGATAAAGTTATGAAGAGAATGTTTCCTTATTGGACATTCTTTAGTAAGAACATGGGATATTGGGCAGACAATATAGTAAACAATGCAGGCAGAACTAGGCAACTAGTTAGAACATCTTCATTATTAGGAGCTAAGCCCAGCAAGAACCAACGCAAAGAGATACCAGACTATCTATTAGAAAGAGGAGCAAGGTTATCTAGAGGTGGAAAAGTATTAACAGTGCCTAATATATCTATCTTTGATTTCATGAATACATTACCATCTAATATAAGAGGAACAACATTAGATAGAGCACACCCAGTATTGAAGTTAGCCAAGAATCTAATACAAGAGACTGATGATTTCGGTAATGAATTATTTCCTAGCAAAACTAAGTCTGGGAGATCAAGAGTATTTGGATCAGCACTTAAGTACGAACCATTTACAAGTGCTATATATAGAGATCCTAAGACTAAGAAAGCATATACAGATAGTGATATGTTTCAACTATTCAATCAAGTTCAGCAAGCGTTGTTGCCTGTTCCTTTAATAGATACAGGAGTTAGAATAGCAGAAGATGTTAGAGTTAAAGATTCTATAGATTCAATCGTTAATGCTGTATCACCTGTTAAAGTCAAGACGTTATCTAAAGAAGATAGGCTAAAAGCTAGAAGAGCTAGACAGTCAGAAGAGAAACGCATGATAAGGAATCTTATAAGAAATGCTAGATCTAGATAGTTAGTAACTGTTATAGGCTATTAGTTATCTTATCCTTGTTGTTTTTCCTGTTATTGTTTTATAGGTTACTAGGTAAGTAAGTTACTAGGCTAGGTAAATTTTACTAGTCTGCATATTACATTTCATGTAATACTTGCTAGTATATATATCAATATTTCATATTGTTATATAGTTATGGAGGAGATGCGTCAGCATGTCATTCAAAAGTAGGTCAATTATATCCAGATGTCACGAAAAGTCAAGGATTATTTTTCAACCTAGCTCACAAAAATCCAGAATCCAAATGATCTCACAGACTTCCTGCGCTGCGTCACAACCTAGGCGTAAAAAGGCAGACGATAGAAGTTGTATCCCCTCCAATTAAGCCTACCCATAGGCATCGTCCATGATTAATATAATAAATGGTCCGAGGGGTGGGACTTGAACCCACATTACCAGATTCACAATCTAGCGTCCTAACCGATTGAACGACCCAAGGGATAAATGGCAGGAGCATTAGGACTTGAACCTAAACTGACACAGTCAAAGTGTGCTGTGCTACCATTACACTATGCTCCAACAATGGTCTCTGTGGGATGATTTGAACACCCGACTTCACCGCCCCAAACGGCGCACTCTACCAGACTGAGCTACACAGAGATAATTATAAATGTAGTAAGAGGCAGGATTCGAACCTGCATCTCCCTGCCGGGGCTTTCTCCAGTTAAGCTACTCCCACACAAAACATCGACACACATTAAAACTATATACACACTACTGTTAATAATACAAGATTATGTGTCGATGCTTCTATACCTTAACACTCCATTTCTTAGAGTGTCAACAAATTTTAATTCTATATCTTCAATTATTATTCTCAAAGGTATTATTCCACTAGCAGGGTATCCGCCGAGGCTAATGTATCCACCTTCATATATTACTTGTGATAGGTTCCTTATGTCTAATACTGCTATTGGTTTCCTGCTCATATCATTTTCCTTTAAAGAACTTAGCTAGCTCTTCGTTATAGTATTTACCTTTCTTCTTAACCATTGCCCTGTATGCATGTGGTACATCATTTGCTTCCTTGCCCTTGTACATGCCAGTTGGAACTATTCTCTTAGGCTTAACTGTCCAGCCTTCCTTGGCGGCAATAGCGTCTATTGTTATCCCTGCTTCTGTCTTAGTTAATGTGGTAGCATCAAAGCCTCTCTCTGCTATCAGTTCTTTCTGCTTCTTAGTTGCTTCTTTCTTAGTCTTAACCTTGGTAGTTGTGTCGACAGCAACCAGATGATCTAGGAACTCTTGAGGGAACGATCTCTCGCCAACCATCTCGGCTAGGTTCTTCATACCTTCACGCCTGAACTTAGCTTGTACATTCTTTATCTCTATTGTATATACATCCTCTGGCTCAGAAGCTACTGGTTCTATGTCGTCAAAGTCTAGCTCATCTAGTACTTCGTCCTGTAGTTCAGGCTTGTCTTTAGCTCCAGCTTCAAGAGCTTTCTTCTGTATTCTTTCCCATTTCCCTTGTTCTATAATCGGATCAGATCCACCAATATATATGTCACAGTGTGTCTTCCCGGGGAATGTCCTAAGTCCTCTACCTATTCGCTGCAAGTATTGTGATACAGAGTTTGTACCATATGGCATATAGATAGCCTTAACCGCAGGCGCATCGAACCCAACAGATAATACATCAACAGTAACAAGAACCTGATGTGAGTCAGTATGGTTGTTAGTGAATGCTATTAATGTCTTATCTCTTAAGTCCTGTGGTGTTCGCGATGTTATCGATGCTGCATTGATTCCCATCTCTTTCAGTGCAGTTGTCATTATCTCTGCATCATTTATCGATTTCATAAATACTATAGACTTATCTCTGTTATGGGTTATAGCTATTGAGCTTATTATCTTCTCCATAACTTCTTCAAGATTCTTTTTGTCTATTGTCATCCCATGTATAACAGGTCTTACCAGAAGACCAATGCTGATAACTTCCTGCAATGATATTGAGAATGATACCTTCTCATACAGGTGAGTCATGTCCTTGTTGTCCTTAAACGGTGAGCCTGTGAATGATACAACCTTTGCATCAGGGAAGAAGTCCTCTAATATTCTATCAACTTGCGCAACGCCAGAGTTCCTGTGACCCTCATCAACAAGTATCAGGCCCACCTTTATCCCATGTGGTAGCTTGGCGTACCATCTATCTATCTTGGATTTAACTGATGACGATTGAACTGTAGATAATACACATCTACTATTCTTCCTAGGTATCCTAGGTCCTTGTAATACATCAGTATTTATAGACCAGAACTTCTTGAACGAGTTGCCTGACTGAGTAATCAATAGACCTAGGTGAGAGATTATAAGAACAATTTCATTAGGCATCTTGCTCATATAGTGCTTGGCTATTCCGCCCATGATTGTAGTGTTATGCGTAACAGAGAAGTCGCCAAGTAAATACCTTCTGTCTCCATCAATAACGAACCCACAATAATCACCAACACCTTCAGACCTCAAAGAAAATCCAGTATTAAGTACAGACTTTATCTGCGCTCTTGCTGTCGACTTCCTTCTCTCTAGCTTAAATGGGACATGCGACAAGTCTCCGCTTATGCTAACTCTATAGTATAAGCCAGAGAAGTTTCGTTCCTTTATAGTCGCCATCTTCTTTGAAACATAAGCAGCAAGTCCTAGGCTTCTACATAAGTATACTATATCGTCAGCAAGCCTTTTATGCTTAGACACTATTTCATAACAGTTGTTTGCTGCATTATAACCATCACCATCTAACAGCCCTGCTAATAATCTTAGCCTGTTTTTTGTATCATTTATCTTATATCTATCTGGTATGTGACGCTCGTGATTACTGCAAAGCTCTAACCTTAGTGAGCCAATATCGCCAGCAGTACCAAACTTTCTGCCATCACTCTTCAAGAACATAGTTATGCCGCCAACACCGTTGGTTCGCATCACGTTAAAGTTACCTGATATGTAATCTCTTATCTCTTTGTCTGGATTAGTTATGGAGTTATTGCCTGCGGTTCCTTCTGCTAGGTAGATGCCAACAAAGTATGGATCATATTCTACTGGAGTATTTATAAAATCAACACCAACTCTAGTCCATTTGAGCCTATGCTTCTGTGTATTAGACGCTTTCAGGTAGTCATTTATAGATATATCTAGTATCTCTTGGTCGTCTATTTTAAGACCATTATACTCCATGCGTCCACCAGACACTCTTAGCGATAGTATGTGACTTCTATTAAACGAATAAGAGACACCCTTAACAGGTGTCATCTTAAACATTTCTTCTCTTCCTCTTACTGTGGACATTACATTTCGTGGCGCAGAGTCAGGCCCCATTAGTCTATCTCCAGCCACAACCTGATCTGCTCTTTTAATAGACCCATCATACATAAGTATTGGAGTGTCTGGACTCTGGCACTTGCCTAGTCCAGTAGGAGCTATAAGTATTGTAGTCTTTGTTCCGCTATTGAAGTCATCAAAGATACAGTCCATAGCTTCTTGCTGCACTTGTCTAAGTGGTAGGTTGCATTTATAATCTCTCACTGATTATCCTTTAAGGCGCGCCGCCTGCGTAATAAGTTTATCTACATCTTTAAGAGTCATTGGTAATTCTTTTTGGCGCAAGAACTTCAGCTCTGCCATCATTTTAAATAGGTCGTCATAAGCTATTACTGCCATGATAGGCTGCCTGTCTTCCTTGCTTATCAATACTCTTACCCTGTCTGGCTTGATTGGTATCTCGTTGATCGTATTGATTGATGCGTGCTTCTTTTTGCACTTAAGCTGGAAGTCATACTCATCTGTATTGGCTAGGTCTATCCCCAAGCCTGCTTGATATTCTAATTGTCTAATGCACTCAGGAAATATAGGTCTAAAATCTCTGGCTATTCTGCGCTCAAATGAATGCCCCTTATCTCTTGCTGCTTTTCCTTTGCTAACCATTGGTAACTCCTTTCTGTTTGGCTATTACTCTATCTGCCTTTATCTCTATTACTCTAGTCCTTACCTTCTTAACTAGCTCCTTAACCTGCTTGCCTATAGTCTTATCAAAAGCCATCTTGGTTAGAGATACATACAATCTATCAAGATCATCCTTGTGAAACTTCTTAAGCTCAAGCTTTGTCCAGTTGTCTATGTACTCATACTTATTCATTGGAGTAAATCCTACAAATCTGAACTGAGTATTAAGTAGGTTGAACCTATCAATTGTCTTCTTGGTTAATGCCATATACGCTCCAGTCTATCTCTCCAAAAAATGGGCAGATAGTATCGTCACAATAATGCTGCATGGCGTCTGCTGATATACCATTAAGACAGCCTATTGCTGTGTTACCATTTCTATATACAGATCTTATTATCTTTACATAAGAGTATCTAGTATATCCTCCCTCGCTAATGTCGCCCCAAAACTCATGTGCATCCATGATATCTATAGCATCATCTTCCTCAATGTTAGATGCAAGCAAGTGCTTTGCAATTGTGTAAAGGATTGTATGCCATAGATCTCTAGGTGGGTCTAAGTCCTTGAGCATCTTATACAAACAAGGAATAAATATATCTCCCTTCGCCTCAACAGACTTCTTAGACCTAACGATAGTACGTATTTCCTTTGTGAATACATCAGCTCTACAGCCAGTGTAATCAAAGGCCAGCTTAGATGGACACCTATTTTTTGCTAGATCAAGCATGGATTCTAAGGAATTGCTGGTGTCAATAGCTGTCTTAAACATACCAGTCTTGTGGTTGATGCTTCCAACAGCCCTGATAGTACCATGATCTCTGTATATCTTGGTGTCTACTCCATCATAGTTAAAGTTTTCCTTAACAACTTGCCTACATATCTCATGGCTATTAGCCCCAAGTATTAATGAATTGGTTTCAACATGGAAGCCCTTGCTGCCAGAGAAGTAAGTCTTAAAAGATATCCTATTGTCTCTAAGCTTAGACTCTATATATTTGGTAACGTGTAGGGCTTTAGGTATGTCACCTTCAAAGTCAATATCTAGAACTAGCTGAGAACAAACTGGAATCTCGCCAATGAATCCTTGCATTGATATGTGATGCTCATAATTTGGATTGATATACATAAGCTCAGCTATTTGAGAGGGGGACAATATCTCATGCCCCCCGTATCCAAAAGGATTTCTCCTAGCATAGAGCCTATTAAAATACGCCGTCTGCACCAGTGTCACTTGCAAGAGCTTCTTGCGCAGCTTCTACGCCTTTGTCGGCAGCATCTTGAATCTCATCAACTTCAACAATCTCGTCAGGAACATCAGAGATAAGCGTGTAGCTCTTAAGGTTGATATACTTACCATTCTCATATGCTACAGCAGAGAACTTCTTAGCAATCATAGCAGAAGCACTTGCTTCTTTGTTAGCTAGCTGTGCCTCTGTAAATAGAGCAGTAAGCAATTTAACCCAAGCTATTCTTCCATTAGGTGTGAAGTAGATGTTATGCTTCTTGTCTTTATGTTTACCTTCTATAAACTTACAAACTACACTAGTATCTTTCTTCTCTTTACCTTGTCCTGTCTTAACAGCCTCAATAATTAGCTTGATTTCCTCGCCATCCTCAAGTTTTACGCCTGCGATTTCGTTAATTTCATCCTTGGTAACTGTAAATAAATCCATTATTTCTCCTAGTAAGTGTCGTTAATTCGACTTGTAAATTTTATAATTAGCTGCAACATTGGTCTTCCCTTTCAGTCCAACCAGTCTAGTTCTGCCATCACACTCAGCGTCAGCAGATATCTGGTGCCAATACTTGGCATTACCTGCTTCATCCTTGCCACTCTTGGCGATAGCAACAACATCAAAGTATGAATTGATATAGCTACCAAGTTGTCCAATAGTCAAGGCAGTTATCTTAGTCTCACCAGTGTTCTTATTAGTTTGCTTATCTGCAAGAGCAGTAACAATAACAGTAACAGGAACCGACTTGGTTAAAGAGTTGATAACTTTAATCCCAGAAGCTAATAGTATTCTATAGTCATCAAAGTCTAGCTTCTCGGTTTCGTTCTTGAGATCCATAGAGTGTAATAGGTTAAGCCTAGTGATAGAATCAATCCCTAAGGCGGTGAACTTCTTAGCCTTATAGTTAGCCATGAACCACTTAAGTGCATCAATAAACTCAGCCCAACTGTTAACCTCTGTGAAGTCAAACTTCTTGTCCGCTATAGACTTAAGCCCACGCTCGGCAGAGATAATGAATAGCTTCTCTACATCTGCAACAGTGCCTAAGAAGTGAGTCTTTCCTTTCCCGCTAGGCGCAAGAACAAGGATATCAGACTTCCCGCCTTTCAATTCTTCTGAGCTACTTATTTTCATCTTTAAGCCCCACGAATCTGCCTAATATCCTAGCAGTCTTGATAGTATCATCAATATTATATTCCTTAATGGAAGTCATAATCTCTACATACCTAGCAGTATTGCCTTCAGCCTGCGCAACCAATGCTTCTTTGCATAGAGTTGGAACATAGCTACCCTTCATAATCTTAGCCTTAATTCCTAGACCAAACAGGTACTTGTTAAGAGAAGCATCTTGGTTATCCATTCCTCTAGTAGCAAATATCTTATCGACATCTAGTAAGTTATTCTTATTGGTAAACTGTTGTGGCATCGGTAAACTGTTAGCCATGATTCTACCTATAAGAAATGGGAAGTCAAAGCCACATGAGTTCTTGCCGCATAGCACAAACACACCTTCTGTATTCATTACCTTAATCAGTTCCTCAAGAATAGCCTTCTCGTTAAGCCCAGCCCATGCAAGTACTTTCTTCTTGCTAGTTTTCTTCATGCCGTCTTCTACTCTAATCAATGCGATAGAAGCTACAGCACCAGTGATCCAGTGTACTGCATTCTTTTCTCTGGCCTCAGCCTTCTTCTTAGCAATGTCTGCTTCAATCTTAGCAGGGTCAACTAGATTAGCTTTTGCCTTGATCTTCTTATCCGTGAATTCCTTATGAAATTCTTCAGCTCTAGCATTGTCCCTAGTTTCAATGTCAATTACCCATGTTGTTCTTGGGTCAATGTTTGTGAAGTACATTTACCTTTCTCCCTTCGGTGTTTAGCGTTAGCAATAGTCTTCAATGTATCAGTATCCCACGATGGAACACGACCAACAAATGATCCTACCTCCGTTCTAGTGAAGCACAATGCTCCAGTAGTATCTATAAAATAAACTAAGCCTGCTTCTGCAACGTGCAGCGATCCACCACAATCTTCCTTAATAAACTTAGCTAATGGTTTGTCATAGACATAAGTTCTGTGATCTTCTGCTTCCTTCATGTGTCCTCCTACTGAAGATATTTATTTAGGTTTGGTATATATCCTACTTCGATACTGTGGTTCTTCTTTCCTCTAAGCTGCCACCAACGCCTCTTCCCAACAAGCAGTCTTTCAGAACTAGAGTCTCTATATCCATAGATGTATCTAGTAAGCTTTGGCACGATGTCCCTTCTGTGTTCAATTGCAACATGAGTTGTTCCTCGCTTAAGACCAGCAGCAAACTTACCATTCCCTGCGTCCGTAGCGGCTATTGTTAATAAAGGTTCTTCATAATGGTATGCTAATAGCTGAGCAGTACCACCACCTCTAGAGTAGCCAACAAACATTATCTTGTCACCATTTTTCTTTACTCTTTTTATTAGGTCATCCATTACGTCACGCACAATAGCGAACTCCGACTTAAACCCTCTATGTACTTTGCAATCATATGTACCAAACTTAACCTTATGAAACTTAGCGTTTGATATCCAGTCGCTACGCTCAACACTACCTTGGACAGCAATATATAGAACGCCTTCTACATTCTGATAGGCAAAGGTAGCAACAAGCCCATTCTTATGGATAGTTCTTTCTACGTATCCAGCCGGCACAGCAGCCCTTCCCTGTATAACATACTGTACTCTAACAGCATTACTCTCTTCTCTGGTTAGCTTTCGCATTTTCATTCTATCTCCTCTATTTCTTACCCATTATTGAGCATCTTATATCTATTCTGTCTCGTAGAATAGCATGTCTGATGTTGCTCTCGCGTCTACCCATTTTAGAGAGTGGCTATTCTTAACTAAAAGCTTTCCTTTTTTGTTGAGCTTAAACACACAGGCATCATATTCGTATACCTTGCCTGTTTCTAGCTCGAATACGGTTCGGTATTTAGTTTTAATTACTGCCCTAGCCACAACTTTAGGTGATAGAGGTGGTCTGATATCTTCAAAGAGACGAAAATTGTCCCCGTATCCACACTTCATCAAGCATCTACTGCCATCGCTATTATTTGCATGGCTATTCTTGCAGTATTTACACTTACTACTTGTCATTCTCTCTCTCCTCGTGGCAACTGATACATTCAATGCCAATTTCAAAGTTACCCCATCCAGTTGTATGATACATCTCAACACCAGCAGGGATATCACGATCACATATATCACAGCGAGTCATTCGGTAATTAGTTTTTGCTACTGTTTCATATTCCTCTGCCATATGCCCACCTTATTCCTTTATGAAAGCTAATGAAGAAGCTAAAAAGCTTTTTATTCTTAGATTGTCTTCTGAATTTCCACCAATTATATCTTCGCACAGAAAGCCTTTACTTTTTCTTTCCCATAAATGGAATGGAATAAATTGGTGTGTTAGTTGTCCATTTGCACTTACCGCAGCACACTTATTGAAGCTAACTTTGAATCCCTTGCGTCTATATTCATCTAAGCTACACCTGATACTTGCCAAGGCAGACGTATGGCCATCAGGATATACCTTGTGTAGTATGACAACTCCATTAGCCATCAGTTCCTCCATTTATAAAATCGTTAATACACTTGTCAGTAAGAACATAGACTGGAACTTCACTCTTGTTCCTAATAAGCCAGTCTCTACATGAATACACTAGATTCCTGTACTGTTTAACTATCATGCTCCTCTTTTCCTTGCTTATATCTTTCCCATCTCTTATATCTTTAATAGCAAGTCTAGCTACTCTTGATACATTGTCATTGCAATCCTCTAATACAGTTCTAAACGGACAGTCACATATCTTAGCAGATGCGTCTAGGAAAACATCACAAGATGCTATGTCTACTGATGGTATGAGGCATTTTATTGCGCTTCTATACTGCCCTAGCTGTAATAGTATTGCTTGCTCTTGAATGTTCAACTTTCCTCCTAATCTTGTCCATTATTGCAGACAAGCCCTCTTCTGGATCATCATCAATTATTGAAGCTGCTATGTTTAAATGGTCAAGTAGCACTAGCTTGTGAATGCCACCAGTAAGGGCAGTATACATACACAAGTCACCATCTGCGTCTAGGAAATAATAAAACCCTTCACTCAGTACTGCCTCCCCATCTGCTAATGCCTTAAATATTTTAACTGCTTTCATATTAATCCTCGTCAAAGAACACGCAATCATTATCAGCAATGTTATATATCACTGTGTGAAAGGTCTTCTTGCCTACTGAAATGTCCTTAACTGCCTTGCATACTAGACCGCTAATCAAGCCAGAGGTATACATTACGGATTTGTTTGTACACCTTTCTGGCTTTGATTCGCTCTTATCATGCAAAGTTTTCTTATATCTGTCTACACTTTTCTGGTTCTCCTTATCAACAACATAGACAAGACCATACTCTATAGACATTCTAGTATCTATTAAATATCTACATGCAGGCGAAGCTATATAAGATTTGAATATATCTTTCCTAACGTCTATACAATCTACAGGGGTAATAACAATATCAGACATCAACACCATGTCAGAGGTAAACTTTTCGTCTACTGTAAAGATCTTGCTTCCAGAGTAGTCCAATACTGTCTCATATAGAGCATCAACTTTCTTCTTGCCTATATCTGACAGCCTATACATCTGGCAGTTCATATTAACTTCATCAATAACGTCATAATCAAACACTAGCTGAGTAGCAAAACCCATCTTAGCTAGGAATACAGAGGCAACACTACCAACTGCACCAGCTCCAATCATTGTTATCTTTGTCTTAGTAGCCTCTATTGGTAATAGATCAGCTTGTCTTATTAAATGTTCTAGTTTCATTATCGTCTACCTTTACCTTTGTTGCGTCTGTTATTCTTAGACTGGTTGTGATAATAGTCCTCGTTAGTTGGACCTGCTGGAGTGTCACTGTTATACATGTCCATTTGTGAGAGTGCATTGTTGTATTGCTCCTCTGTTAAGCCGCTAAACTTATCAGTAAGATCTTTGTTAATGTTCTCATTCATCCCTAATGCTCTTCCTCTAGGTCCATTATTTATTATGTTGTGCTTTGGAGGAACATAAACAGGTGGTGATATTTTCTTTTTAACTTCTTCCACTAGTTTCTTTATTGAAAAGCTAGGAGTATCAACAATAACAAGCTCCATTTTCTCTTCTATCTTATACTCGCCGCCAAAGTCATCGTGCAAACCAAATCCAATTCTAACGCTGAACTCTCCCTTGTTATTGACAATCATGGAGATACATCTCCCATGCATAGAGTTCTCCTCAAACACCTCGTCGTCGTGGCTGCTAGGTCTAGTCGCCATAGTTACATGGCTATGCCATAGCATATATAGATCTCTTTCGCCCTTGCTCTCAGCAGCAACTCTCCTATCAAGCTTCATAACTTCCATATCATCTAGCTTAAAGTTACCTTGTGTTACTTCTTGCTTAACAATATGGACAGCGTGAACAGCGTAGTTCTTCTTGCCAACATGCTGAACCTCGCATAGACCACCTATTTCATATGGCGTACTAGCTTTCCCATACCCAACCATCTTAAGGAAGTTATCCCTGCTAATCTTTAATTTAAATCCCATCATTTCCTCCAAGTGATACGGTTAACAACTTTCGTAGCGGTAGATTCTTTTATCTTTCCGTCATCACTAATAGTTAAAAGTTTATATTTAGCATCGATCTCATCATCCTCGATAGCTATTGTTATAGAAGTCTTAAGCACCTTCGTTATGTGACATATTCCATCAATTGGGCAGCCACCAGAAGTATCTGTTAACAATACATCATAGAGGCTTAGCCCTGCTAGGTGTGGCATGTCGCCCATATTAATAGATATATTGTCATCCTCTGCTCCTGCCGAAATACTTATTGTTGGCTTCCCGTCCTTGTATAGAACAACCCCACCATCAAACCACATTAGGCCGCTTGTATCATCCTTTATCTCTATAGGCTTTACTATGTCTTCAGGCTTACAATACTTTATGGTAGTGTTGCCAATGTGGATTTTCCCAGAAGCATCTTTAAATATCTTGCCTTTAGTTAGAATAAAGCTATTGTCCTCGACCATATGCCCGCCGAAGACCAGAATGCTTTTCTCCTTGCCGTCTTTAACGGAGAATATATCAATGTCAGTAGTGGTAGATCTTTCTAATGGAGGAACTAGTGATGGATATATTTTTCTAAAGTCACTAGCAATATCGTACATTCCATCCTGTTTGGTAAGTTTTGTTGGGATCATGTCAGCTATTGTGTTTTCAACATGCTTTTTGCTGATAAATTCACATTGCTCTTTGGTGGCATAATAGGCTCTCTTCCCCTCCTTGCTTGCTTTTACCATGTCTGGTATGCTTCCGTAGTGATTGAAGTCCTCGTTAAAGTTCCTTAATACGCCATCAACACAGGCTAAATACTCAGCCACATCGCCCTTAGTCCTTGCTCTTATTGCTCGGTCATTCTGTTTGCCAAAGCATATCTCTCCACCGCCATGTACATGTATATGATGGCAATAGTCTTTACCGTTAGCTCCTTGCCTCCATGCAGCACAGAGCGCACCATATAGAGCATATACTCTAGGCTTGCAATTGTCGATATAGGAGCCAATTGAGCCATTATTAAGTACAGTTAGCTTTGCAGAAAAGTATCCTAGATCTAATCTATACGGATCTCCTGCATACTCTCCAAATACAACACTCGGCTGCGACTGTATGAATGTAAACTCAACACCTCCAGACACTGGCTTAGAGCTAAACAGCCTAAAGGAAGTCTTCTCTTCAACCTTTACAAGATCAAATACTGACACATCTTTTGTTGATATATCGTTTAAAGCTATGTCTCTTTCTTTTAGCTTAGTGACCAAGCTGTCCTCTAGCTCTTTGGCCTCTGCTGATAGATCGGTAACTCTACTTAAAGCATCTTGCATCTTGCCTGCAATGACACCCTCTTCAGCATCAGTCAAAGCAGCAGCATTAGACTTAAGCTCAGAAACTTCTTTCCCAACAATAATCTTAAATAGCTCATCGGAATCGGATATAAACTTGCCATCCTTAACAAACTCACTAACTAGCGTGTCGTTTGGAGACTTATCAGAGGTAATTAGCATCTTATACACTAATCCCAATGCTTTAATCTCATCAATAGAACCAAGACCTATACCACCAAGCGTTACCGCCTCAGTAATAGTCTTCTCATGAAAACTGTTCATCGTAACTCCTTTGTTCCTACAGTTAATCATACAACTTATATTTATTTGATTAACCATAGGCACACTAAGTGCCCACAGTATTCTAAAGCTTAATTGGAGAGTAACCTTCTGCATCTAAGTAAGCGTTGATTAGCTTAAGAAACTTAGCAGGTGTAACTTCAACACCATTGATGATGTATTTATTCCCTTCTTTAGTAATAGCAAGCTCGCCATCATTAATCTTGAAGATAACTTCACCAGAACCTTCTGTTTTTGTGTTAGCCATGAAATACTCGCCACCTTTAAACGTAACGTCTGCGCCAATAACCTCAGCAGTCTTAGCACAACAAATAGCTGTGTCACTACCAAGGTTAAGAGCTTTTCTAATATCAGCAACGTTGTTAGCTGAGATTTCTTTCTGCTTCTGTCCTACTAGTTTAACAAATACCTTTTTCATAATTCCTCCGAAGAATTTACTGCATGATCGCAGTATATGTTATTAAAATGGGACTTCATCCCATATGTCATGTATTATAGTCTTATCTGCTGCATCGGCTAGTGCTTTAACAACATCAGTGTTATATGGTCTTGGTTCAATAAACATAGGCTCTGTAGGGGTGCTAGCAATCACAATCTTCCCATTATCTGGCAGAATAGGTGCTTTGAGTGCCAGAAATTCATCAATCAAAGGCTTGCACTCGTCACTAATTATAGCCCCTTCAAAACCATCCTTTTTCTTTGGAGTAGCAGCAACCTCCTTCTTCTGTGTTGATATGTCCACTCCGTTTAATAGTATTCTCTTCTTTTTTCCTGTAATAACAGTTGCGCCAAAGTATTTAAAAGCAGCAAGCAGTCGGTTGTATACCACCTTGGACATTACATCGTTGTGCGCTTTATCAGTTCGAGGGATTCTGCCACATTTAATATATAGACGGGAACTTTCCAACCTAGAGTCTCCATATGACCTAATTATGTCACGCCCATCATGTCTGAAGTATAGTCTATCCCTTTCCTTGATCGTCTTTGTCATTAAGCTCTCGTCATGTTCAAGCACTTCGAATTCCACATGAACCTTGTCGGGTCTAAGAATCGAAGGCTTAGATTTAAATATAACCTTAAGCTTTCCTTTCATGTAATCTTTTTCAGTTATTATCTTTGCCATATTCTACTCCATTTAATAGTATCTTTTTCTTTGTATTTATGTTTAAATTCAATATCTTAGCTCCTAGTATAGTCAATGCTTCTTTCATTGCCTTATAGTAATTTTCATAATCTGAACTCTTGCTAATAGTCAGAAGTAGACGAGACTTTGAAGACAGTATGAACGCATTAGCTACCTGCAAGCATGGGCTATTTCCGTCATTTGCTATGTTTATAAAGTCGCGATGGTATCCGTCAAGCCTATAGCCCTTATCGAAATAAACACGGTGTTTAAAAACCTTTTCATGTATAGATCTGTCAGCTCTAATGACTATAAGCTGTACTCTTTTAGAGGCAAAGTCGCCTACAATCTCTAGCTTTACATCTAGCAACCCTTTAAATATGCCTCTTACATTTTTATTCTTGTCCATTATATTCACATCCGTTTATTGTTATAGTCCTTTTCTTATTTAGATCAATTACCTTCACTCCATTATCTCTAGCTGCTTGTAGTGCTGCTAATAGAGTTCCTAGCAGTGGATATCCCTGTCTGTAAGATCCATTATAACAAGGCATGTATATTATAGCCGAGCCACAGTGGTCGCTTGACGATCCCATTCCTTTTCTGTGCGAGAAACTAATCTTATGCATAAAGTTATCGCCTATAAGATCAAGATTCCTTCCATTAATACCGCTAATACTATAGTCAACACAGCAAAAGTGATTCTCTTTCCCTTCGTAAACAGTACCGAAGTTTGCCTTAGCACTCATCTCAGTTATCTTATACTTTATAGTTATCCCTTCACCCTTCATATTTAACTCCATTAACTAATATATCTTTCTTGCCTGTCAGTACTTTAACTCCATATTTACGTAGCGTATTTAGTATTATTCGCATGTAATCTGGTGCGCAATTAAATATTATCTTGTCATCATTGTCGGCATATTCGTCACCTCTTAGCCATATAGTACTGTAACGAGGCCTAAAGCCTATAACTATAGCAGGATTAGCACAAGAAGCCATATATATATAGTCTCCAGTCTCGCCAGAGATATATAGTCTTGCGGAGCAGCCCTCTAGGTCCTCGTTCTGCTTAATAACAGAATACTCATATCTGCCTATCTTATTAGGAACCTTAACTATCTTCAATGTAAGCTTTCCAGTAAAGTCTTTCATTACTTCCTCTCAATTCCATTTATTATAATTTTCTTCTTGCCAGTTATTACTTTAATGCCTGCTTTTCTTAGCCTAGATATTAGATCCCTTAATGGCTTTTCCTTTGCATAAAAACCTTGCGCGACCAAGTCTGAATGTGTGGCTCTGCCCCTTATGTATATATCTATACTTGAAAGACAACATTCTATGTCCTGTATTGCTGGACATGATATTGACATAATCTTAATAGTTGGAGATTTACCATACAGGTAGTGGTCAAATTTTCCCTTTTTCATGCTATCGCACTGCTTTACAACAGAAAATAGATACCTTCTATAGTCTTTATCTTTTAATTTCTTTAATTTATCCTCAACTATCTTAACAGTTAATTTTCCTGTAAAATCCACAATTCCTCCAAAACGCACTGGCGTCAGTCTGTATAATATTCATCATATCTTATCTATATATAAAACACTTTATATCATTAGCAGGTGATAGTAATACCGAGTAGTTAGCTAATTACCCCTAACCATGTATAACTACTCGGATTACTGTCAACAACTAAGCATATAAGAATGATAGTTCTTGTCTCAAATGCTTCTTATATTGTGGTAAATTGTCTGCTATAACTTGGTTAACATCAACCTCATAACACTTATTACCTTGTTCTATTAGCTTGAAATAGTCTTTATTGCTTTGTTGGTGTTTTCCTATTTCTTCTAACTCATTCTGTAAGATTTCTATATCAGCTTGATACCTTTCTTTGCTTAATATCTTTGCTATATATAAACCCCTTGCATCTTTAATTCTTTGTTGTATTAACTTCTTTTGTTCGTGTACATTTACCATTTTAACTATCCCTGTAATAATTAGACTATAATAGGGCAACTCCTTGTTACCCTACACTATAAATAATTTAATCTAATTAGTTACTGATTCTTTAAAAATGATAAGTCCATCTCAATAGCGGGTGTTTGGCTTAACACAATGCCACCCATTTTAGGTATTACTAAATCAGGTACTTTGCATGCTATAAAATCGACATGTGCGTTATCGGTGCACCATTGTGCCCAGTCTTGAGTAAAAGTAGCTCTTCCCTTTGTAGGATCTTTAGTAGTGTACTTGAATTTCTTTTTACAGAATTCTAGTAGCTTGTCCCCTTTCTCCTCGATAGGCTTAAAGGTTAATCCCACGTTGTTCATGTAAGAACTGATCCCTACTTCTACCTGTATTGATATTCTACCGTCCATTTTTAACTCCTTTGTTAAACGGTTTATATAATAAGTATGTTTATGTGTATATTTATATTATATACTAGGAACATACTTGGTTTACTTTTCGCTTGGAATTTTTGACTCCATTCTTGTCTCTCTTTTTTCACGCTTTGTCAAAATCTTTTTGCTTGCTATCTTCATTTTCCCCATAATCACAAGGTGTTAGATCTGAAATTAACGCTTGCCTCAAACTTCCATCATTTTCAAGCTAGGCAATCATTTCCACCAAGCTTATCCAAAATATCTCATGAGAAGCCAAATTTTAGCCCAATTTTCATTCAAAACTACCTAGTCCGTATCTTTTCACCTGACAAAAACCAGATAGCTTAGAATCAAAATTACCCTATCTTAAAATCATAATCCATAAAATCAATCCAAGAGATACCACAAACGATAAGCTAGTGGCAAAAACCACCAAAGCCATATCAAGTGGAGAAGCAAACAGGCTGACCATTACAAGTAACAATACTAATAATACTGCGGTTGATATTAGTAATCTTTTAGTGGTTGTATCTTCTAGCATGTTAAGTCACCTTTTATCTTCTTTATTCTTAGACCATGTATCATACTCATTTCTTCAGGCAAAGGCTTAATTCCTACGCATTTACTAGCATCTTTTATAAACTCTCTAAGTTCAGCGGTTGACATTATCCTAGTCTCTTTATTTGCTTCCATTAAAGGCTTAAGGAAACTATCAGCACTCTTTAGCTTGCCAATTGCTAGCTCTGATAATGCCTTGACTGCATATGTCCTTTGTTTCAATTGAGTCATGATATTATCTATCTCACACAACGTGGTAGATATGAATACGTCATCGTCCCCAATAGCTCTTAGGTCTTTTACATATGATTCCATATGGTTAGATGTCTTTACTAGTGTTAGCAGCTCTTTTATTTGTTTGGATATAATAGCGTTATCCTCGACAAGTAAGTTTGCTATCTTAGTACTGTTTACTATTATTCGTTGTGCTTCACTCATGATTAACTCCTATAGCCTTTCAAGCTGTTTTTTAAGTTCTTCTTCCAATTCAATAAATAGTGCGGCAATCTTAGCTAATAGAGTGCGAGGCTTGCCCTTTGCTAGTGTGGCGTAATTGACCATATCATAGCCTACCTTTTCCCTAATGGTCTTAACCTCTTGTAATGTTTCATTGATGTTGGCCGCTTGGTTAAATGTTTTCTTGTCCATTTTTTACTCCTTTATTAGTTATTAATGGATAATAGCAGTATCTAGCTGCTTAATTGTTTTTTACTGGTAGTGTCTTTATCTTAGTATCAATTATTACTATAGCTTCGTCTAATTTTTTATGGATCTCATCTATCATCTTGATAGTTACTTTTGATGTAATCATTTGATGCTCTAGATTAACTAGAATTACCTTGATGGTAGATAGTTTACTGATAGCTTGTTTCATAGTATTTCCCTTTGTTGTATTGTTAGTATTTCTCTATATATTTATCCGTTCTTACTCTTGACTTGAAGTGTCCCTCTTGTATTACGCATGACGATAGCTTAGTTATTTCCTTGTTGACCTGTATTAGGTTGCTATTGATTGACCTTAATAGTGTTAGTAGCTCTTTAAAGTATTTAAACATTTTAATGTCCTTGTTATATTGTTAATAGTATGTAGGTAATATATGCCTAGTATATTGTTGTCAAGTATTAATTATAGGTTAGTAATATATATTGTATTAATTACATGGTTGATAGTTATGGTAAGTATACGTTATCATTGCTAGTTTATGTCAGTATATAATAGTTAGATAGTATGTATCTAATAGTTGCATGTAAGGTTAGTAGGGTAGATTTATATATAATATTGCCTAGGTACGTTATTGTTGGATAATTCATCAGAAAAATGCCTACTTTATATATGTATATATTATGCGTGTATTATCATTGTAGTAGGCATATAGATGAGGATATATATAGATAGGTTAAGTGTGTGTGTAATAGGATGCATAAGGTTAATAGGTCAATAGGTAGTAGGCTAATAGGTTAATGAGCTAATAGGGTTATATATAGTAGTATGGGTGTTGTGATAATAGCAATGATAGCAATGTTATATATATACTGTCCCTATCTCCCTCTCTCCCATTACATACTGTACCATTATAATACTATATATAATACTATATATAATACTATATATTGTCCTAATAAGTCCTGTTATAGTACTAGTTAGCCTGTTATGTCCTATTATAGTACTATATGTCCCTTTATATTCTAGTATCTTAGATGATGATTACCTGTGTTATTACTGTTAAGTCCTGATATAGTACTATATGTATATGTCTGTACATTATATAGTAGTAATCATTGCTATCTAGTTACTGGATAGTATTGTTATAATAGTCACAGGGGACATTATTTCTAGTAATAGGGGGGGTGGGGGTAAGAGTGATTATTGATCATACAAGAATGTACTATACCTACATAGAAAAATAATTAGTCAATCAATAATCAATAATCTAATAGTGGAAAAAATAATTGGAATTGATATATACCTAATGCCTATAAACATAATCACTTGAGTCCTTATCATTATACCTAATAATCTAAGTTAGTAGCAACCGAATATAGGCAACTCTACACCTATCTACACTGCTATGAGTCATCCACTATAGCTAGTTAATACCTATACTAAATTACCTGTAATATTTTACTTGACTTTTCGTGCTAGAATAGTAAAATGATATAGCAGCCTGAGAGCTGTACTAACCTAGGACAGTGAACAGGAAGTAACAAGCTAGGGTTGTTAGTAACTGGCTAAGGTTGTTGTAACATTTTACTATTCTCTTTACCCTTTCCATTCTTACCTTCCTAGGTTACCTGTCTGGCTTAAGGATAGCTCCCTTTAATCTTTGTTCAAATTAATCTAATATTTTCATTGACACATTATTTCCTAGTAGTTATAGTTGATACATAACTTGAGGAGGTTATTATGGAAATGGCAGAGGTAGTTTATCAACCCGGAATGACGGCACTTGGCATAGTTAGCTTTAGTGGAGGCAAAACTTCTGGATATATGTCAAAGCTAATAAAGGACGCTGATCCATCATGCAGGGTCGTGTTTATGAATACTGGCATGGAGCATGAGAAGACGCTTGAGTTTGTTGATAGATGCGACAAAGAATTTGGGCTGAATGTGGAATGGATTGAAGCAAAGGTTCACCATGGAGAAAGAAAGTCCACATCATTTACAAGCACTACATTTCGCGAAGCAGAGAGAGGGATATCTCTTGCTAGAGAGGTCGTTCAAAAGTATGGTTTATTTGGCATGGGTTTTCTTCATTGCACCAGAGAGCTTAAATTAAATCCGTTCAAGGCATGGAAAAAGGAAAATGGCTTAATGGAGGCAAAGGTTGCCATAGGGATAAGAGCTGACGAAATAGACAGGGTCAATCCAAGGTATAAAGATGAGCAGCTATATTATCCGCTCATTGATTTGAAAGTTACGAAAGAAGATGTAAATAATTTTTGGAGCGAACAGGCTTTTGACCTTGGAATCCCAGACAGGCTTGGAAATTGTGTTTTTTGCTGGAAGAAGTCTGACAAGAAGCTAGTGGCGAATGCAAAAGAGTACCCAGATGAGCTAAAATTGATAACAGAGCTAGAGAATATAGGGACAAAGGGCAGCGACAAAATGTTTAGGGGCAAAAAGTCCTCTGCTGATTTTGGCTGCAAAGAGTCTTGTGAATTATTTTAATAGGATATTAACAATGAACAATATGACCTTGATCTCTCCAATAGTCCTTGCACATTCAAAGGCTCAGGCATTAAGAATCATACAAAATGGCTTAGAGAATAAAGCATTAACTGCAATACTTTACATTGTTGCTCTTACAGTACTATTCACTACATTGTTTAATGAGCTACTTGATATTACTGATTTCAAGGATGCTAAGGCTTGCACGCAAAACATTAAAGGAGGATTGTAATGGAAAAGAGAACTAGACTAGACAGGGCTAAGATTAGATTAGCTATCAATGGACTTAAGGCTACTGGTGGATTTGCTGGTAAAGCTGCTGAGTGGGTAGGAGTTACGCCTAGAGGAATGAGAGTATGGGCTAGTAAGTACCCTGAGATAGTTGCCCACTATAATGGTGAAGCTAGACTTAAGAGAGAAGGACAGCTAGCTATAAGGAAGAATAGATTAAAATTACCAGAACATCTGAGGAAGTAGGCTATGAGTGAGATAAATCCATTCCAGTTATATTTCAACATGAGCTACAAGCAGATAAAGGCATTAGTTGACAGAAACGATAACTATATCCCACTGTTTAATCGCTTGCATGGTAAGTCATTTGTGTTCAATGTTATTAACAATAGGCTTACGGTAGAGCAAATAAAGAAGGAATACGACAAGATGATAAAGAGAAACCTAGGAGGGTTAAGATGGCATTAGAAACATTGAAAGGAAGAAAGACTATAATGGGTGAGCCTGTTAGACATGTATCAATAGAGAACAATGAGGTTATTAACGGCGACGCCAATATAGTAGCCGACCACAACTTTGGTGAACTTATATTCAAACTGCAAAGAGGCCCAGTAGAAGAGGTTGGCAAGAATGGTTGCCAAGTTGACCATATCATAGCTACTGCTAGGGAGATCATAGCTAGGTTTAATGTTGAGAACCCATGCTGCTATAATGATTCGGCTACTAATGCGTTAGATGAAGCACTTGGGCATTTGGCAATTAGGACAGCAGAGAGAGAAGAAAGAGGCGTAGAAGGAACATCAAAGGAGTAAATGATGACATATATGAATACACTAGAGGAAGAGACTAAGAACATATTTAACAGTAAAGACGTTAACACTTATATAGACCACAAGCCTGACGGAAAAAGATTCGTTAGAGCTGTGATGCATATTGATATCAGTGATCGTCACACTCCAGATGCTATATTCAGCAAGGTAATTGATATGCTTGAGAACACTAAGCCATACAAGACACTAAAGGGCATCGTAGACAATGAGAATTCTGCCATGAAGAGAAAGGTTGCAGAGATGCAGAAGTACAAAGACTACTGCATTATGCAGTCAACTATTAATGGTGGACGAACAGTATGATGGACATAGTAGGGGTTGCAATCTGCCTAATCATATTATATTATGTACTGAAGAATAAAGATCCAGAAGTATTTGTATAGGAGAATTACATGGCTACAGATAAACCAACACCTAAGAAGAAAGCAAAGATCAAGCCTATTCATGAGATCCTAAGGGATAATGCTAAGCTTGAAGTTAAAAAGATTGCCAAGGGCAGAGTTGCTGCTAGGGTTATTGCATGCAAGAATGACGTGCTACAAAACGCAGTTAACTTAAAACAGATCAATAAAACAAGAGAACTATTTAAGAATCTAGAAGAAGAGCTAAACGCTTTATTCTAATTTTTTCATTGGCACCTCCTTTGCATTATGAGCCTCTATTCATTTAGGGGCTTTTTTATGTTGACTATGTGTTGGCAGATGCTAATATAGTATATTATCTTAGGAGGATATATGGCTAAAAAAAACAGTAATAGTAGGAATAAACGAAGACTAGCTAAGAAGACTGAGGGTAAGATTAAGGCTGCTGTAGGGCAGACCATCTCACAGAAGGTTAAAGAGCTAAGAGCAGAAGCAGATAAAGAGCTAGCAATCAAGAATGATGAGCTAAAGAAGACTATTAGAGATGATATGGTTAACCATGTTGTTGGGCAGAAGGAGATTGTTACTCCTAAGTTGCCACTTCTTGAGCGTATCTCGTTCAAACTATACATGATTAGAAAGCTATTCAGTAAGATGATTAACTTAGGCAAGCTTAAAGTTGGTGTTGGATCTGCTACTCCTGATAGTGTTGGAGTTGGATTTAATGCTGAGACAGGGGACATTGCCTTAAGAGTTGTTATGGCTAATGGTGATGAGCACGTTATTAAGATGGGTCATAAGGGAGCAGAATCTATTAGAGATGATATTAGTAGATGCTTAACTATGATTAATGCTGTTGACAAAGAAACAAAGTAGTGTAAATATATAATTACTCATTATAAAACGTCCTTATTGGCTGGTGATTTTGGATTAACCTCCTTGCACTGGCCATTTTTTTATTATATACTCTTAGTGTATAGGAGTTATATATGGCAGAAAGAGACCTATTAAAAGAATTAGTTTTATATGCTGGCGGCGGAGTACCTGCTGTTAGTGGTCCAAGAGCGGTCCAGCCTGTTGGCGCAAGAGGTGTTGTTCCTAGAGGAAGATCTGCTGTTTCAAGAATAGATGACATTGTTGATGTTCCATTCAGAGAGGGTGGGCTTAGAAATATTACTGGAAAAGTTAAGGGTAGTGGAGTTAAGGCTCTACCTTCAGCAGTTGGCACTATAGATGATATTGCTAAATCTGGCAGTAAGCTAAGTAAGTTCAAGAATCTTGGCAAGTATGGTAAGCTAGCTGGAGCAGTTGGTGGACTAGCATTACTTGGACACCTTATGGGTGGAGATGAAGATCAAGAAGAGGCACAGCCAGTACAAAGGCAGCCACAAGCACCTGTTCCTCAAAGAAGAACTCCTACAGTCAGTCCAAATGTAAGTGCTGTACTAGAGGCTTTAGGAAGATCTGGGGCAACATCATTACAAGATGCTACTAGACTTAGAAGAGAATCAGATACAAGAGCAAAGAATATTGACGAGATTACCAATAGACTAATGAGATCAGGGGGCTTCTAATGCAAGATAAGATCAAAGCGATGATAAGTGATATGGAGCATCAAAAGAAGATGAGTGATCTAGACTATCAGATCAAGTTGTCTCAAGCTAAGAAGATGGAGCATGTAGCTGGAATGGCTGAGAAGCAACAAGCTGGTGGAATGATGAACTATCTAAGTACGCCTAATGATCCTAGCAATCCATATAACCATCCGTTAATAGGACAAAACCAAAGATAATTAAAATAATTGTTGCATTGTAATAGTGGTCACTATATAGTTTTTATATGGAAGAAACAGGCACAGAGGTAATAGAAACATCAGAGATAATAACAGCAAAGGCATTCTCGCCAGCTATCGTTAAGGCATTCAATGCTATTGATGAGAAGCTTAAGTATATGACTGAGAGCGAACTCAGGAATAAGTTCAGCTACACAACAACAGACGAAAGAATAAAGCAGAGACTATGGACGCTAATAGCCAATCATCTTAAAGATGGGAAGCCCATTGTTAGCAAGAGAATATATGCTGGCGTATGTAGTGATAACTATTTCTATAATAGGTTATTGGTTATGCCTCATAAGCTTGCGTTCCTAACCCACCCAGTAGAAGAGTATGAAGTCAAAGCTAGTGCGCTACTTAACATGGCAGTATCTAGATATGAAGAGATATTGAGCATGGATATTAAGTCAATGAAGAAATTCCCCACAACCAAAGGGGAAGATGGCAAGATGCAATATGAGTACAGAGAAGAGATAGACGTTGCCAAGGCCAAGCTATTGCTAGAAACTATCGCAAACATTGAGAACAGAGTAAAGGGAACCAGTGTTAGTAAGGTAGTTAGTGTACATGAGACAGCACCAAAGGGAGCCAAGGTAGAAGAATTTGATATAAAGAAAATTAATGAAAGAATACTTGAATTAGAGCATGGGCTATCTGCAACTAATATAGATGATGGCAGCATATCTATCGAGGCTGACTATGTGGAGGTAGAAAATGGTGGGGCTTAGTGAAGAAGTAATAGAAAGTATAAGAGAGACTGACCGATTCGAGGATATGTTAGTTGAAATGAAGCCAAGGATAGAGAAGAGAATAGCATCACTTAGTAAGAGGTTGCTTGAGATGCCACTTGCTCCATTCAGAAAGATAGAGCACTATAAGGCAATGCTTAGAATTAACTATATAATGTTAGACACATGTATAAAAATAAAACGCTGGAGAGAAATAAATGGCTAAGAAAATTGTAGAGAAGAAAGTAGAGACAGTTACCACTGATCTTGGGTTTGACGTAGAGAAAGCTGTTGTAGCAGAAGAGAAGTTCCCACATGTATATGTCGATGGAGTTAGGATAGACGTTGATTATGACAAGTACGACTATGAGTTTCCTATGGTTAATGATGTTGTTGCTAGAGGCGAAGCATTCAGAAAACGTATTAGTGCTACAAAGGCAGAGTTTGACGGAGAGATGATCATGGAATCATACAGAGTTACTGCATGCCTTTGCTGGTCAGCAGTGTATCGCTGGGAAAAGTAATTGTCGAATGACTTAGAAGTAGCTACATTAAAAGAAAAGATACTACACCTAGAGAGGAAGGCTGAGCTACAAAATGGCTTGCCTTTCCTTTATGGATATAAGATGTATACATGGCAGCACAGAATCTTCCACTCTCTTAATAAGCGTATCTTTAACTGCTCTGCTAACCAGATCGGCAAGAGTAGTAGTATGATAAGAAAGTGTCTAAACATAGGCACAAACAAAGATCTATGGAAGAGGATGTTTCCAGTTCAGTCTAAGGATGAGATGTTCAGACCTGTAATATGGTATCTGTATCCAGACAAAGACACTGTTACTAGAGAGTTTTCAGAGAAGTGGGTAAGAGAGTTCCTTCCAAGAGGAGCATATGAGAAGCATCCTTGGTATGGATGGAAGAAGATAATAAGGAATAAAGAGCTTAAGGGCTTCAAGTTCAACTGTGGAACCATACTAAACTTTATGACTTATAGCCAGAACGTTCATAACCTACAGTCTGGTACTGTTAATATCATTGTATGTGATGAGGAGCTTCCAGAAGCATTGTATCCAGAACTTAATGCTAGATTGTTTGCTAGTGATGGGTACTTCTATATGGCATTCACTGCTACTAGAGGGCAGGAGTTCTGGAGAAAAGTAATAGAGCCTAAGTCTAACGAAGATGAGCCAATGCCTGATGCACTCAAGATACAGGTATCTATGTATGACTGCCTAGAGTATGTTGATGGGTCAAAGTCTCATTGGACTAAGGAAAGAATCAATAGCATTATATCCTCATGCAGGAACGCAAACGAAGTAAAGAGAAGAGTGTTTGGTAGATTCATTAGATCTGACGGTCTAAAGTACCATGCCTTTAATAAAGAAAGACACTATGTTCCATATCCAACTAAGGGTGGAGTTCCGTTTAAGGGAGTGCCATTAGGATGGGAATGTTATAGCGGTGTAGATATAGGCTCTGGTGGTGAGGAGAATCATCCATCTGCCATGTGCTTTGTTGCACTTAATAAAGATAGAACTAAGATTCGTGTATTTAAAGGCTTAAGAATGGATGGTATCCAGACTACTGCTGGAGATACATATAGAAGATATAAGTATGAGAAAGGAAAGATGCAGATAGTCAGACAATTCTATGACTGGGCATCCAAGGACTTTCATACGATATCGTCTAGAGCAAGAGATCATTTCTTTAAAGCAGAGAAGGGTCACGATATAGGCGAGGAAATACTTAATACTTGCTTCAAGTTGAACATACTTAAGATATATAAGTGTGCTGAGCATGATAAGTTAGTAACTGAACTTGAGTCGCTAGACAACGTTACTGATAAACGTAAGGCCAAAGATGACTTTATTGATGCTATGAGATATGCTATTGTTTCTATTCCTATAGACTGGGAGAAGATCTTTAAGAATATTATCGATGGTGTAGTAAAGATAGAAGATAGGGCTGATGAAAGATCATTAAGACCTAGAGACTTTATAAATGAAGACGAACAAGATAACAACTTAGGAGAATTATTAGATGACGGCTGTGAAGAAGAAATCAATTACTGGTCCGAGCAATACTGACTTTGATGGTCTATGTAGACTTGTAGAAGTATGTGGGAATAGTTCAGTAACAGGTATTGTTATTGGAGATATTCAAATAGACTTTCATGTGGAAGGACATGTTGAGTATGTTGAGCCTAGTGAAGTGGGACTTCCAGAGGATGTGAGACCTTGTCCAGACATCGACCCAGTTGACACTGAGAATAATAATGTTAGTATAGAAGATGAAGACTTCTTGGCCACTGCTAAAGATGCTATCGAAGCAGCTACAGAAGACTTGGAGACCCTAATGATCTCAGACCCAGAGAAGTATGAAGAGGTTATCGCGTCATTACAGAACACAACAGGAAGCTCGGATAAATAATGATTAATATTAATAGCATAGAATCAATCAGAACATTATACGAAGAATCTAAGCAGTGCGATAGCGCCATATTCGCAGAGATGAGAACTAACGTCTTGTTAAGAAATGGCAAGCACTACAGCAACAATACTAGAAAAGTCATAGACAACCTTAGGAATAAGGGAGTCGTTGATAACAAACAAAAGATAAGAATAACCAAGAACCATATGCATAGGATAACTAATGATTATACCAACTCTATCCTATCGAAGAATCCTTCAGTTGCATGTAAGCCTTTTAACGAGTCGGACATGGCTGATATTAAGGATGCTCAGCTAAGTAATGCTGTAGTTCAGAATATCAGAATAAAGAATAACTGGAAGAAGAAGAGAAGGAGCTTTGTTTCTGACATGACTTCTATTGGTGAAGCATATGCTATATTAAGGTTTGATTATGACAAGGGTACAACTGTAACAGATCCTCTAACTGGGATGCCAAAGTCTCTTGGGGAATTTGTTATAGAGAAATGCTTTGGTTTTGATCTTAAGAGAGATGCAATGGCAACATCATGGGATGATTGCAGATTTGTATTCAGAGATAAGCTAGTTGACACCAAAGAGGCTGAGGCAATTGTTGGGAAACTAAGTCCTGAGAATGTTAAGGCTATTACAGAAAATAACTATGAAAGTTCTATGGTCACATCGTTTGATATGAACAACTGCTCGTACTCTTCTGAGGCCGGTAAGGTTCATTTCATAGAGACATTTGTCAGACCATGCACAGAGTATGGGGAAGGGAAGTATGTATTATCTACAAAGGATTTTATCATTTTCCAGATGGACTTACCTATAGGAATATTCCCAGTATATCAGCTTGGGTTTGATGAGGTTGCAACTAGTCCTAGATGTACTTCTATTATCAATGTAGCCAGACCATATCAGGCTGAGATCAACAGAGCATCTAGCAAGCAAGCAGAGCACCAGATAACTTTAGGTGACGATAAGCTAATTACAAAGAATACATCTAAGATTGCCAATGGCGGAAAGCTACATGGCGTTAGGATGATAAAGGTAGATGGAGAAGATCCAAAGATAATGCCTGGGCGTACTGGAGAGCAGTATGTTAATTATATTCAAGGTGAGATCAGACAGATGTATGAAGCTGTTAATCTTCCTCACTTGCTTAGCGATGCAAAACAAAGTGAAGCAGGAGACCCATATGCTCTATTACATAAAACTATGAGCCAAAAGGGCATATATGTTAATTACTCTGAGCAGTATGAGGACTTCGAGAAAGCTATATTCACAGATGCTATCAAGCTAGCAAAAGTATACTACACTGATGAGCATATTATTAAGGTAGTAGGCAAGAAAGAACAAGTAAACATAGAAGAGTTTAAGAGATCTGATGACGCAGGCTTTGACATTGTTGTAGAAGAAAGCAATGGAGACCTAGAGACTAGATACGGTAAGCTACTTACTATTACAAACGTATTACAATATGCAGGAAGCAGATTAACTCCAGAGCAATTAGGGCAGTTGATAAAAGAACTTCCATATGCAAACAAAGAAAGAATATTTAATTCATTAACAAGCAATATAGACTTAGTTGAAAACATCATCTTGGCACTAGACAGGGGCGAAACCCCTACGCTACCTAAGTATGGTAATCTTGATGTTATACTCTCCGCGCTTACTAACAGAACTGTTCAGGCTGATTTCCAATTTCTACCTCAACAGACTCAGCAAGCGTATCAGCAGTATATCAAGCAAGTTGAGATGACTAAGGCTAATCAGCAACTACAAGCACAACAAGCCCAGCAAGGCTTGATACCAGCAGGTGGATTTCTGACAACAGTTAATGCTTCAGTTAAGAACCCAGAAACAGGAAAGGTCGAACGTATTAAATTACCCTCTGACGCTGTCTCTTGGTTGTATGGCAAGTTAAGCCAACAAGGAGCATATGTAAATCAGATGAACGAGCATGGTGGTGCAGTACAAGCTGACATGGCACAATTCACGCAGCCGCAAGCTGCCACAGCAGGGGCGCAACCCCAAGGAGCACAATATGCCATTTGATTTTAATTCACTTGATGACGCAAAAACAGTACTAGACAAGTTAGAATCTGGAGAAGACCTAGAGTCAACACCAGCACCAGCACCAGCAGAATTACCTCAGGACCCAGAGCCTACTATTACTAGAGTCGAAAGCCCTAGTGTAGATAGTTTCGTGCCTGCGCCAAGTATTGAGGAAGTTCCACCGAAAGAGGAGCCAACTCCAGTTGATGCGCCTGCTATGTTTACACCTGAAGCATTGAGTGACGAACAAAAAGCAACAATGCAGTATGCACCAAACTTTGGTTACGAAGTTAAGGGCGAGAAGAAAGAGTTTGATGATAGACTTAAATCTATTATTAAGACGGAAGAGGACGAAGATTTCGTAAGACAGTTAATGACTAAGTCTGATGGGATTGATGGACTCAAGACAAAGCTTGACGAAGCTAATGCTAACGTTAAAACTTTCCAAGATCAGTTTGCAGCATCTACAGAGGAAGTAGGAACCATGAAAGAGTTCTTCACTTCAATCATCTCTGACAGAGAAGCAAAAGATCTAAGAAGCGTATCTAAGAAACTAAACATCGCTGATGATGATATTCTTAAGTATGCTATGGAAATTGCTAGCGAGAGACAGCTTCCGGTAGAGCAGAGAATGGCCATTGAAGGACAGCGTAAGATGAATGAGCAAATGTTAGCTCAGACAGCCCAAGCTAATCAAGTCCAAGCAGTAGCTAGTAATGAAGCGTTGATGCTTCAGAATCAAAAAGCGCAGATGCAAGAGCAGATGCTTGATTTCTCTATAGCTCAAGGGCACAAGCAGTTAAGTGATATGATGGCTCAGCATGGCGTTGATCTTAAGCAAGAAGTAATAAACAATGGTAGATTACTTAATGCTCAAAGAATTGCTAATGGACTTGCCGAAGTATCAGTACCAGAAGCTCTTTCTGAAACAGTAAAGAAGTTTGGAATTTATAACCAAGCAGTTAAGCCAGTAGCTCCGCAAGTAATTGCTCAGCCACAAGCAAGACCTGCTGCTATCCCAACTATTAATGGTGGGGTAAAGACCGCTGTGCAGAAGACACCTTCTACTATTGAAGATCTACGTACAGCATTTGATACACTAAATAAAAACGAAAGATCAGGGCATTAGCCTAGACTATTTTAAGGAGAAATAAAATGGCATTCGGAACTTACACAGAATCGACTACTCTCTCAACGTCTACAGAAACTCGTTCAGATCTTAACTCTATGCTTAAAAGATATAATCCATACAATATCTTGAAAGAGGAGCTTAAGAAAAGAACTTATATTATCGACAAGCTTACAAAGAAGTCTGATTATATGGGTGGAGTAATGGACGTTCCTTTTCAAGCTGCTAAAGCTTCATCTTATAGATGGGGTAAATTAGTTGCTGCTGCTGACATCACATCATCAAAGTATGTGAAAGGTCTAGTAGAAGGATACAAAGAGATTTGGGGAGCACTTAAATTTTACGACCACGACCTACAGAGACATAAGACTCTAGAGGCATCATTTGTAGCTAAGCTACTTGACGAGATTCCTGACTTCACTCAGGGGCTTAAAGAGAAAGTTTCTCTAGCTCTATTATGTGGACCATCATATCTTATCGCTACTAACGTGGATGATGCTGCTGATGGCAAGATAATTGTTAACAGACCTGAGTATCTAGAGATTGGTGAATACGTTGAGATTGGACTTACCGCCGCTAACAAGACGGGGTATGTTGCTACAATCGATATGAATACTAATGAGATCTTAGTTGTTACGGCTATGACTGACGTAGATGCAGGAACAAATCCAGTGGACTTGTCTGTAGCAACAGCAGTAGCGGTTGGTGACTCACTAAGAATGAAAGATGGATTTGACACATCTCTTCAATTCATTGATATGCCTAGACAGCTTTTATCTGCTGCTAATGGTGGAGATGCAACTTTATTCGGAAAGTCTAAAGTTAAGTACCCATTCTTACAAGCATACAATAAAGATGGCGCAGCTATTGCTGACAAAGACATCTTAGAAACAATCTTCAAAGCTTACAATGATACAAAGCGTATTGGTAAACTAAGTAATGTTACTGAAGTTATCATGAGCGAGAAGAACCTTGCTAGAGCAATGGCAGAATTAGAGCTTGTTGCTGCTGACAAGAATGTTGGAGCTGGTAGACAGTTCACAGCAGGCGATACTAAAGTTAATGCTTATGGTTGGACTACTATCACTGTAAAAGGTGTTGAGGGTGGACTAACTCTAGTTGGTATTAATGAGATGAGAGATGATCTTATCTTTGGTATTGACTGGGCAGGAGTACAACTTTACTCAAACGGAATGTTTGAAATGAGAAAGTCTCCTAAGACAGGTGATTACTTCTATGAGGAAAGAACTGAGGATGGATATGTTTACATTGTAGACATTAGATTCTTTGGAGAGCTTGTAGTAAGTAGACCTTCTTACCAATTTGTTATCCATAACATTTCATAATGGCGAGGGGGCTAGTCCCCCTTTCCTTTTTAATCATAGGTGAACCATGAGCACAGTTATAGTTAAAGAAATTACAGACAAGAAAGTAGAGTTAAAAGGAAACGTAACTCTGACTGATGCTTGGCAACCACTAGAGTATGCCATTGGGGTATCTAAGATATCAGTTAAGAATAGAAAGAATATTGCATTATGGATAAAAGGATTGCTTAATGACTCTAACGCAGTTCAAGTAAGACTTAAATGTTATCCAGAGCAAGACAGTACAGATTATTATTTTACACAGATACAGACTATAGGATCTTCTGAAGTTACACTTGACGCAGAAGTATTCTCGACGGCTGAAGAAAATATTGCGCTAGTAGTTCCATTAGGAATAACTGACCTTGTTCCATTCATAGAAATAGAGGCTAAAGTTGGAACAGTCGGAGCTACGGCGGCAGTGCTAGAAACAATTCTAGTAACACTAGAGGGGATAGACTAATGGGTGCAACATTAGGATCAGAAACATTAGAGCTAGAAGTAGTAGTTGACAAGGTTGACCAATCATTTACGCTAGATGGAATCTCAACAAAAGTAATAGAAGTTACAGCAACTCCTGCTTTAAATATTCCACTACCAGTAAAATCATTAGATGATACTGGACTAAATATAGCAAACAGATTGCCTTCAGCATTAGGGCAGTTAGCCAGAGCATTGTCTCTTGGAGTTACGCTATCAACAGAGGACATAACATTATTAACAAGCATATTAAGTGCATTCACAAATGGACAACTAGCTAGAGCAGGAGCTTTAGGCGTTACATTATCTCCTGAAGATGTAGCTATATTAAATGCCATCAAGACAGCTACAGAAGCTAAGGGTAAGCTTGGGTATGTGGATGCTAAACTAGTAAAGGCTGGCACAACGCCAATAACTGTTGCTGGTCTTGACCTTGGAGCAATAGCTGCTGCAACCTATAAGACACAGATTCAGAATCAAACGGCCAATATAAGAGTAGAAGTAGGCGGAGTTGTTCTTGGCTATGCGCTTGCAGGTGCAGAATTTGATATAGATTGTGATGGACTTACTGGTGATATTATAGTATATTCAGAAACAGGTAGCGACATTGGCTCTGGACAATTAGCACTTAACTTCTTGGGGTAAGAATGAAAAACATTATATTATTAATAGCATTATTATGTATAACAGATATAGCATTTGGTGCAGCATCATGGCCTGACGGTAGTAACTTAAAGACTCTTAGTTCTATTGACTCTTTAAAGTTATCTAAAACTGGACAAAGATATATTACAGGAGCTTTAAATCCTGTGATAGTTCCAACAGATGGAATAGCTGGTGATGTGTATACATCTAGTTCTACTGGGGATATGTATATAAAGCAAGATTCTGGAGTTACGGTTAATTGGGAACCAGTATTAGATGGTATTCTAGATAACTTTGCAAGGCTGTCAACTGCTACAACAACTTCAATAGTTGATGGTTGCGACTTTAATGTTAGCTCAGTTGGGACCGGAAACTTAACAGTCGATGAGTGTGTTCTAAGATTTACAGATTCTTGGACAGACCCGCTAAACCCGACTACAGAGGTTGTGACAATAGCTAGTCAGACTGTACCTGTTCCAAGCATTGCACTATACGATCAGTCGCATGTATCTATAAATAAAGCCGGAGTATTGGCATTTACATTTGCCGGAGTGCCAGCAGTTAGCACAATGAGAGACAATATCTATCTTGGAGCTTTAACGCATTTTGGCTCTACTATTGACATTCTTCTAGAGACAGTCGCAGTTGCAAGCGCAGACCCGTTAATGATATTGGCAGAATGGTCTGAGATTCACGGAACGTCTAACTATGAAGGAAATCTTTGTACTGCAAATGGTCTGGGATACGATAAGACAATCGGGAATATTTGGAGACCGGGAAGCAATCTAAAGGCAGACAAAAAGAATCAAAGTTATAGGGATGTTTCTGCATGTACAGCATGTTCGTTTATATTGACTCGTACAGGAGCAACTGAATACATAAATCTTTTCAATCAAACTGATATGGATTATGCCAACTACGATTCTGGTGGGGGCACTCTTACAGCAGTAGGGATCAATAGATACTCTATAAGATATTTGTATCTTGCAGGTACTTTGCAGGTACTTCAATATGGTAGACAAAGATATGGTACATATGCATCGGCTGAGGCAGCAATGCGCGACGGAGAGGTTGACTATGTAGTTAATCCTGCCGTGGCAAAATCTACTTTGCTGGGATGGTTTATTCTTAGAGGTAATGGCTCTACTGCTGCAACTGATTGGGTTTTCTTTTCGAATAGACCTAGCACTAATAATGCAACATCGACAAGTGTATCGATTGGCGATCCATTTCAGGTTATAGAGGTTGATGACACTACTAATCCAAATATAATTTTACAGTGTGATGCACTGATACTGGCAGATGCTTCTGGTGGAGCTGTTACAGTAACTCTTCCAGATGTCGAGGCATCAGTTGATGAGTGCGTAAATCAAATGTACCTTGCAGACAATACTAATGATCTTACGATTACAACTGTTGGAGGCACACAGGATATTGGTTCTGCTACAACTCAGACGATAGATGTTCAAGATCAGGCAATTACTACTGTAGCTAATTTTTCGAGATTGAAATATTTAATAAAACAAGATTCAAGAATTAATCCTGATCTGGTTACAACTGATAACACAACAATTAAAGAAAATTTCATTGCAGTGTTTGATGATGCTGCAAAGAAGATTAAAGTTAGTCTTATTGAGATAACACCTGCTGGAATCTTAAAATCATTAGGAATAAAGGGAATAAATTCTCAGCCAGCAAGCTGGGACTATGCCCATGGAAACGAAATAGACAACTCCGGTGGATCAACTTCTACATCTGGTGACAGGGGTACTTTTACTAGTGATGCCTCAACTACTTCATACATGTATTATCCTCTTGTGGCATTGCCAGCAGACCAAGCAAGCAATCAAATCCAATCTGTTACATTCAATGCAATAGTAAGTGGAACTACAGAAGATAGCTTTAGGTGTTCAATTTGGAATAACGACACTACACCTATTAGAGTATCACCTGAAAGAATATTAGATGGTGGCTTCAAAGGTGAAGTGACTTTTGTTCATACATGGGACGATTCACTTTCTAAGCATGTTAGATGTTATGTTCAAGATGCTCTTAACGGTGCAACACTAGACACTGATTATGCTTTTTGGTCTTGGGATATTCCTAGTAGTGCGGTTGGGATGTTGTTTGGCGAAAATACTTTTTCTGCTAGAATTGACAATAATGGAACGGCTACAATCACAAGTCAATCTAGTCCGGACAATCCAGCAATTGCGAGCGTCAATAGAACTGGAGCAGGCGTTGTCGTGGTTACGTTTACGGATGGACATTTTACAGTTCCACCTTCTGTTAATACAACGCAAAATCTTAGTGCTGGCTATTTTATTGAAACTGGTTCTATAGCAACGACAGGCTTTACCGCCTACACTTTCCTACACTCCGGTGCTGCTGCTGACAAAGACTTTTCGCTTATAGTGCAGAGACAAGGAACAGACTACATAGACAGCTCCCCAATAGCAGGCACAATCTCAAGCACTAAGGTTGATAAGAGTGTGTTTCAGTATACAGAGTATGATCTAGCCACATCTACGGTAACAGCTGCAAACTGGACTAGTACAGAGGTAAGAGCAAGACCATACAAAGATAATGATGACAACTGGAGAATGACATTCAATGTTGCCGGTAGCTTCTCAACAACAAGTGGTGCTGTTGGCGTTATTATGACGTTTAACGGTGCAACCTTTGCAAGCAATCAATCTATATCAGTATATGACCAAGACTTAGATATTAGAACTTCGGATCAAATGTCAAAAGCAAGAGTTACGGGCGGTGGCAGCACTTTTCTTTTAAGAAAGTCTAGCACCTTTGACGACTCAAATATTTGGCTATTCTCTGGAGATGTTGCACTATCATCCGAGCCAACATTCACTGAGGCAGAAACAATAAACATACCAGTATATGCGCCTACTGCGGTTATATATCCGACAGAGACTAAGATTTTGAGTGCTGACGCTACAGGCAATGCAGACATTGCGGAATTTACTTATACTGATTTGGTTGTTGGGGTGGAGTATCATGTCACAGGGCAAATGCGTACCGACACAAATGCTGGAGCTGGAAATCTTGTTGGTATTAGGGTCTACTCTGGGGCTGGGTCCACAGGCACACAATATGCGGAAATCTATTCGACAACGCAGGTCGCAGTGTCGAAGAGCGATGCTAGACAAATAGCTTTTAAATTCACAGCAACAGATACAGGACTTTATTTTAGATCGGCGTTAGATACTGGAGGTGCTGTTCGTGGTAATGGAACTAAATCCGAAACTTATATCCAACTAACCAGAGGCATAGGCACAGGACACATAGCCGAGGCGAAAGAGAATATTTATAAGTATGCCAAAAAGAAAGACGGCACCGAGAGAATAATTGGCGAGTGGTTTGGTGATACGCTTTATCAGAAGTGTTATGAGTGGACAGGGGCAGCTACGTCTGATGCAACAGTCGGGAATATCGGCTCTGGGAATTTAGCAAAGAGCATTGACGGTGTCGCTAGTCTAGGTGGAACTTCTTTGTTTGAAATCGGATTTTCGGATGCTGGAGGAACTCTTGGTGCCTATGCTGCAATCAACGGAGACATACACGTGACCACAACCACATACACAACAACGGCTTCTGACGTCTGCGCAGAATACACTAAACCTTAAGGAGGACACATGAAATATTTAATTTTAATTGCTACATTACTTTTTACAATAACAGCTCAAGCAACTGTTTCAGATTACATTAATTTTGATCTATTGCCAGAAGAGGAAAATGAAGCTCAAGACGAAATGATTTTAATCAAGAGCGATACATTTACAAAAGACGAAGTGGCAATAAAAGCACTAGACAAAGACAAGCAAAAACAAATCACTGCATTAGCTAATAAAAGAAAAGCTTTAAGTGAAAGTGCAATAAGACTAGCAAAAAAGAAAGTTGCTTTTACTGAAAGGGAAGTCCCTAAGATCAAGACTAAACTTAATACAGAGAAAGAAGCTATTGCTGCTTACACATACGAGACTCAGTATAGCCTAGCTACCTCTCAGTACGTTTCAGAGAATCAACCTGAGTATCACATTAGATATAATCAGGACGCAGCAGACTTCAACCTAGACCCTTACAATGGGATTGAGTGTTATACGCTATCTGAAACAGTCGCTGTAGATGAGAGAGCAACCGAAACGCTAGTCACATGCCCTAAGAAGAATGATCTTGAAAAAGCATTGGCTGATTATGTTAAAGTTGAGACAGACAAGAAAGCTGATAAGATTAAGTATTACGATGATACTTATGGGACAACAAACTAGGGGTTTTTGGTGAAGATCTTGAAAATCATAAGCACAATTATAGTAGCCCTTTTAATAGCCTCTGTTTGTGCAGGGGCTACAGCTATTGTTCGCACATATGTTAACGAGGCTAATATAGATAACATCTATAAGGCACTAGTTAGAATAGAAAAGAAGCTAGATACAGCAATTAAGTAATAGTTATTGGAGGCTTAAATGAAGAAGTTTTTTGGAATGATATTTGGAGTATTTAGCAAGAAAAAGAAGAAAAAGAAGCCAGCATTGAACGTATCAGGGAGACATATCAACGAGATAGTTGTTCACTGCTCTGCTAGCGACTATGCTCATCATGACAACATAGAGTCATTAAGATCATGGCATCTAGAGAGAGGCTGGAGCGATATTGGATACCACTCTGTTCTGACTAAGGATGGAAAGAAACATAATGGTAGAGATGAAAGTATCATGGGTGCTGGAGTCAAGGGCAATAATAGAAATACTATACATATATGCTTGACAGGTAATAACCATTTCTCAGCAGCACAATTCAAAGCACTTAGGACTGAACTCAAGAGGTTATGCAAGAAGTACAGTATCAAGTATGAATATAACAATGGCATATCACCACATAACAGATACGCTAACAAGGCATGTCCTAACTTTAACTTAAAAAAGATGTTGACAAATACAGGAACGTATACTAGCATATAATAACAATAGCGATATCGGCGAATTAAACAGTTGAAGATCACATCATGGACGATCAAAAAAGCTTCAACATATGATAAAATTATATTGCTATCCTTATAATGGGAGCTACGGCTCCCTTTCTTATTGGAGATGTATATGGGAATGGAAGGTAGAAAAGCTACTAAGCATACGAAGGTAAGCGTAAATGCTATGTTCAATGATGCAATTGCAGGATATATAGATTCTAAAGTCTCCAAAGCACTTGAAAGATTAACAGACAGAACAGTCTCACTTGATGACCCAAGAATCAGAGCAATATTTGTTGATGATAATGGCATAACTAATCTTGATAATGTATCCATCAATAGTGCTACAATAAAATCAGTTGATATTAAAAATACCATAGGCAATACAACCTGCTTCGATGCTATAGGAGCAAACGCAGTTCAGGCTGGTACAGTTGAGGCTAGCAATGTTTTTGCCAAAGCTATGGTTACAGGCAATATAGAATCAAAGACCGCTACAATAGGTATGTTTACAGAGCATGTTATCTTCGCCAAGAACATAGTAGCTAAAGGATACTCTGCATTCAAGTCCATAGTAGCTGACTCGGTTAACTCAAGCATGATTGAAGGTGCTAGGGCTGTCATATTAAATCTTAGATCTGAAGCAATAGAGGCAAAAAGGGTAGATGTTGTTGACCTATACTCTGACTACAGTAGCTCAAAGAATGCTCATGCGGCAAGACTTGAAGTAGGCAAGATAAACGGCAAGGACTTTACTGAGATGCACAAGGATCTAGAGAAGTGCAAGGCAACTATAGCTACACTAGAGAAGACTATTATTAATCTAGCAAATGAAGCATACAATAAAGCTGTTCTTATCGATAAACTTGTTGACACTGTTTCTGCTATTAGTGGGAAGCTTGACGACTCAATGATGGATATATCTAAACTTCCATCTAGAGGATATGTTGACTCAGAGATATTAAAAGTAGAAGAAAGAATCATGTTAAGCAAGACAATGTTCGATAGTATTAACCTTAAGAGAACAAGCATGTCTCAAATAGAGCTAGAGTCAAGAGATAAGATGCCAAGGCTGTACCTTGATAAGTCAAATAGATTGATATATACTAGTAATGGACGAATACACATCGTCAAATCTATTGGAGTTTAACTATGGAAATACAGGGCGAAGGCAAGGGACTAATAGTCGAAAGAAAGACTGGAGACTCTGAGCTTGATGATGCTCAAGCTGGACGAATCATATTCGATGAGACAGCAAATAGACTGAAATATAAAGGTAACGTAGCTAAGAATACAATTCCTACGCTTGATGATATCGCAGCATTAAGAGACTTGATGTATGCAGTTGGTGATTTTAAGACTACCAACATGGGGAAAACAAAGTTCTTCCAGAATTATTCTGATACAAAATGGATAGCACTTGATGGCTATGGCCTATATGACGCTGCTGAAGAACCATATCTTGCTGCTGATTTCACAGAAATTCTAGCATTAGGTTTTGGATATACTGATACTGTCGATCTTGGTTGGGGATCTAAGGAATATGTTTTCTTCCCAGACATGAAACATTGCGCTCTTGTAGGTGCAGACTTTGATGGTGGCACTGTTGAAGGCAATAAGGGTAGTGGAACTCCTAGAGCTGGTGGTCCTTCTGAGTTAGAATTTCTGGTATCATCTTCAATGAGATCAACAATAGATCTTGGTGGTGGAACTATAGCATATGACAAGATTAGTATAGGAAATACACATAAGCCTTACTTGCCATATATGGATACGTATGCTCCTGGCGAAAAGGCTACATCCGATGGGAAACAACCAACCATAGGTGGAGTAGGTCCTCTATACAGACTTCTAGACGATCCTGCTGGAGCTGCTGAGTCTAACCTATGCGTTACTGCACCGACAGAGATACTTCCTCTTCCAGTCAACCATCCAGAGAATGAAGTAGTTAGAATTAAAAGAAATGTAATGATGCCACAATCAGTTGGTGCTTATATATATTTAAAAGTGAGAGAATAGCATGGCTGGATTTAATAAAGATAATGGTATTGCAATCGAAGGCACTGAAGACTTTCTTGGTGGACCTATATATAGACCTACTGGATCATCTAATGGAAATATGTTCTCAAATCTAGTGAATGAGTTCATGAATAGAATTGCAGTTCACGATCACTCGGGCGAAAGTAGCAAGCAACTAATTCAACCAGTTGGGAAATCATATATTGTATCAGAAGCATTTGTTGCTGACGACGATCTATTTAAAGTTACTACTACATTACTAGGGATAACCTCAGCTAATAAGGTTCTTATGTTCTCATACAGGCTGGATGCAGATCCAGAGGTTGAGTCATCATGGAAGAAATTCTATCCAGAATACTATGTAGATGATGTAGATCCACAAGAACTAACAATACATGGTCTAATTAGGGACGATATGGAAATAAGGATTACAGCATAGTGAGACAGTTTTCTGAGCTTCCAATAGCTAATCTAAGCGGAGGCCTAACAGATGAATACAAGAGTGATGGGATTAAGTTTAACGAATACCTTAACTTTATTCCTACGTCTTCAGATGGTGCTAAGCTGAGAAATGGACTAGTCCCTTTTGATAAGATACCACTATCTCCTGCTCCTGTAACAGTTGAGCCATGTAGAAGCTTAAGTAAACTTAGCTCCACAAATGGTGAGGCTATAATAGTACAGTATGACGACAAGCTATATAAGAAGATTAGAACTGAGTTTAGCGAGATAAGCACTCCGTCAGCTACTCCTAATCTAGCATTTCCACTGATAGCTACAGAAGACAATGTATCAGTATCTAGCTGGAGATCATCTCTTATAATTAATCCTACATCAAACGATAAAGCATATAGAGTAGTATCTTATTCGGATGGCAGCATAAAGGCTCAGACTGCATCAATGCCAGAGGTTACTGCGGTAGCTCCAAACGGAGATACTGACGGTGATAGGCTATTTGCTATATGCATAATTAGAAAATATACTGACTCTAACGGATATTCTTATAGGGAGTATTCACCAGAATATCTAGGGCAATTTACAACATCAATAGCGATAACTAGTGTAACGCCAACTCTTGCCTCGCTGTCCGCTGAGTACATTCAGGCAGAGCTTTCGTATGCTCTATTTGTTACTGTTGAGAACGGCACAGCATTATACTTGGCAGATGAAAGCATAAGTCCTAATACATTAGCATATACTGGAAGTGCAGCAAACGATAGAGAACTACAAAAGAATGAGCGTGGATTCTTTCTGTCTGAAGAGGCTAAGAGAGAAGCACCTATATGCAAGTATATGACAATAGTAAATGACACAGCATACTACTGCAATATAACTGAAGACTCAGGAGATGAGTTGCCATTTAGATTGTTTCAATCTGTTTCTGGTATGCCAACATCTGTTCTTGCATCTGGATATCACGATATTAAGGGAGATATATACGGAATAGGAGAGGTTAATGGCCTACCTATTGTCTTGTCTGACCTTGAGATATATAGAATAGATGGGCTGCTTGGAGTTGATGGTTCTGGGTCTATTAGGTCTGAGAAGATAAATGGTTCCAATGGTGGCATATCGCACAGGTCTATTGTTACAACTGACACTGCAATGTATTACGCTGGAACAGATGGCTTCTATAGGACAGATGGGTACACAGCTGTAAACATTTCTGGAGCTGAGCTATATAAAACATACGTAGAACTAACAAAGAACAAAGATAATTGGGCATATATCCAAGGTGAATTCGATAGAGATAACAACTTAATATACTGGAACATAGATGGTGAGACTGTTTACTGTTACAGCATAGATAAGAACTCATTCTCAAGACTTAACTACCCAGAGACAGGATCGGGTGGAATCAGAACTATATCTATATTTAGCGATACTAATGCTGCAAGACTATCAGAAGCAGCAGATGTAAGCGGAGCTATAGTAGAAAGTGGGTCCTATAAGTATGTAACACTAGAAATAGATTCAATGAGGCAACTTGTTGTAGACTTACCTGTTACATTAAGCACACAATCTGGCGACTATGTTGGTACAATAGAGTCTACTGACGACACGTCAAATGTTCCAGACGAGTACTGCACAATAAAGTTTCCTTCTACATATGACTTTTCAGCTACGGTATTCACAGACTCAACTATATATGCCAGATACGAAGACAGGATAGTTAGATCATATATGGCGATGAATACTCCTCTTGTAAAGTATTCAGATACAACACTTAACTATGATTCAGATGACATAGAGTCAATAACAGATTACACAAGAACATCTATAGACTATGACATGATAACATCTGGGATAGGATATGGGGCAATAGCTAAGAAGAAATTTGTTAAATCTTTCACTGTCAATATAGATGCTAAAACTGGTATCTCTATGGAGCCATACGTTGTAGTTAATGACAGCGGCAATGACAAGTCGATGGCACCAATAGTAAATAGAAATCAATTCAGAGCATTCTATGACGGAGAGATATGGGATAGAGAATCAGCAAACTGGTTCCCAGATACAGTCATAAGAGATACAAGACATCTTCCAAAGGGGTTCACGATGTGCTGGCACAATCAGTTAGGCGTAAGGTCTGCGGAGACTGGGCTGTTTATGTCTAATGATTACAACATAGTAACCCTTAACGATATCATCGAAGACGGAGGGAATAAGTACTTTGAGTTTGTGCTTGATGTTGTTGGAGACTTGATACCAAGGTTCCCTAAAGATGTAGAGGGAATGAAGATAATAGTTAAAGATATTAACTCAGAGGAATTTTCAACAAGACTTAAGATATTAGAACTATACGGAACAAGGACAGGGATCAAGTGCTCATCTGATTCTAAGCTGCTTTCATCGGCTGAGATAGGTGATAAGTTTGATTGGATAATATATGGAAAGCCAGTAGAGCAATCGTTTGAGTTGCTGACAATGGGTATTAATTTTTCTGTAGTTTCAGACAAAGGTGCTGGAGCTAGCAGGAAAGAATCACTGAGCCAGTCATATGAATAGAGTAACAAAAGTAAGTACAGATACGAAGCCAATAAAGATGAGGCCTATGCCAGATATGACTGATCCTGCTCAGTTGAATGTTAAGAATTTATTTGATAGACTTGGTAATGTAGACAATGTGCTTAAGCGGCTTGGAAACTATGACCCAGTACAGGGCGCAGCCATAGCATATGACGGCACAGAGATAGATACTGGAGACACTTGGTTCGGGAAGAAAGTTTATAGCAAGGGATACGACTGGTCTGGCACAGCAACAACAACATTCCAGATCGATGCTATTAACAATATAACTCCTATCGACATGAGGTGTGTATGGAACGGGAACTACCAAACTCCATACTCTGTCAATACGGTTGTGATATCAATGATATACAATCCCGGGCTAGGCGTTAGAATTACTGTTACTGGCACAACTGTAAATACAATAGCTGCAATAATACTGTATACTAAAAATTAGGAAGAATATGAGTGAAACACTTAAAGACATTAGAAACCAAGTAAAGGACGACCTAGGACTAGGGCAGGCAGACTGGGTAGACAATGACGTACTAGATGTTTATATCAGACGAGCAGTCAGGAAAGCTCACAGAGAAATCATGAAGACCTATGAGGACTACTTCTTATCTACTAGTCCAGTGGAATTGTTAGGTGCAACTACTCATCTAGAATATCCCGGTGACTGCTATGCAAATAAGATTAGAACTATTATATTTACCAATGCTCCAATAGGGGCTAGTGGTACATATGTCATAGAGATAAAGAAGTTTAAAAGTATATCGTCTACTGTTGTTGGGAACATATTCAACATAGACAATAACCAATCATACAAGACAAGATGGATTCCTATCACATCAACTGAAGATATCAGTGATGGTGCAGGCGGAACATACAAAAGCCCAGTTAATAGAATGGAGCTTATGCCTAGTGCTACTACAGATGATGGGCATGTTGAGATTAGATATATAAGAAAGCCAATTGATCTAGTTAAGGACGAAGACGTCTGCGACATACCTGAATTCACTGACTATGTCGTTGCTAAAACAAAAGCATTGTACTATGCAGATGATGGAGATCAGAACTATATTATTGCAGATAAAGAAGCTAAAGAGATTTGGAAAGATATGGTCGATACGTTGTCTAACATGGTATTGGACGAAGATACAGAAATATTATTAGATACAGGATTTTACGAAGATTCAATAGCATAGGAGATATATATGGCTTTTTTAGGTGGATTATTTGGTGGAGGCGGCGGAGATGATTTCAATATCTCTGACAGCCCATATATGCAGAGCTATGGTTCTGATGTTGCCAATATAAGAAGTAGGGCCACTGATCCTATCACTGGTCTTGATGTTGGCGGACAAGCTGCTAGCGATCTTGCTAGTACAGTATACGGAAATCAGTTAGACCAATTCCAAAGACAGGCTGGGTCAAACCTAGCTACTGGCGCAGCAAACGTTGGAAGATATGGTGGAGATGCAGGCTCAATGGAGAGAATGCAGAACCAAGCCAATAGGCAGAACCTAATTGGGCAGCAAGGACTTGGGCAAACTAACATGCAAAACCAAGCCAACATAGGCGCACAGAATATAGCGCAGCAACAAGGGTTTCAGAACACAGCACTGATGGCATTGCCTCAGATGTCTATGGCTCCAGCAGAAATGGATCTAAGGGCACAAGCTGCTAATCAACAGGCGAATGAAGCTCAGCAGCAAGGTCTGTTTGGACTAATAGGTACTGGTGTTGGAGCAGGTTTTGGCGGACCTTTAGGTGCTAGTATTGGCGGAGCTGGTGGACAAGCATTAGCTGGATTATTTTAGGAGATATCATGGGATTATTTAGTGACAATTTACAATATGGCAACCTGCAAGACGACCCAAATATTAAGGGCGGAAGAGGGAATCTTGCCACAGATGCACTGGCATCAGACATAGGCTCTATTGCTAATCAATTTGGCAAGATGAGACTTGGAGCATTAGATGCTAGGTACTCTCCGTTCTCGGGGAATAAGGTGCAGCAGTCAATGTTCACACCTACCACTACACTTATAGATTCTATGAGAAATAGACAGGCAGGATTAGACAAGCAAACAGAACTAGACAGAGCAAGCAAGGCTGCTAAGGCAAAAGGCTTTGACCAAGAGCTAGTTGATTCATTTAGAAATGTATTAAATCAGAGTGCCCAGCTAGGACAGCGTAGTGGCGGCTCAGGATTGTGGAGATAATATGCCAGACAATAATGCAGCAATGCTACAACTATTACAAAATGCAGTTAGCGGACAGACAGGTATCCCATATAGAGGGGCTAAAAACAATATATTAGATATTGCAGGCGTACCCCCTCAAGCACAATTACCACAATCTCAGGGCCAGCCACAACAGGTTACAGACCTTGGCGAGCAAGAGGTTATTAATATACCTGCTGACTTCAATCAGCAAAGACAAGAAGAACAATATTCACAACCACAAATTAATTACTATAACCCAACACCAGATATGATGGTTAATGTTGGTGAGCCTGCCAATATAGATGGCGATCAAGGTCAGCCGCAGCAGCAACCACAAGGCGATGAGTCTCCATACGCTCGTGATATGAGTGGGTATGGTATGTTCTTAGATGCTTTGAATAGATCTAGTGCTGAGTCACAAGGTAATCAGTATCAAGATAGAATGGCTAGACAACTAGCTGGCGACTCTCCCCAAGCTATAAGAGAAGGTGAGAGAAGAAGAATGCTAGACGAAGTTGGAGTACGTGGCGGAGGAGCTAGAACTTTTCTAGGTCAGCAGAACCAAGCCAACCAGTTGGCTAGAGCACTTCAATCAGATGCTAGCTCATCACAAAGAGACTATGGCAACATGCTGTCTCAGTTGCTTGGCGCATATACTGGTCAAGATGTTAGAGAAGACAAGCTTAATGTTCCACCTAAAGGGAATAGTGATCTTGATCTCATGAAGATATATAATCAATACCAGAAGAACCAGATCGATGCAACACCAGAAGATTTTAGAGAAGAGATGTTTAGAGTATTAGGCAGGTAATAAATGGCTAGAGATAAATCAACCATAGACAGTATCATGGAAACAGTAAAAGAATATACTGGCAAAGATACTGTTATTAGTGACGTAGTCAATGCAATGCAAAAGCCACAAGGCTTAAGCATGGTGGGTAGTGCTAACTTAATTGAGGCTCTTGGCGGAGATGTTAAGGCGGAAATACCTACAGTAAAAC